ATGTACAACTATCACTACAAGCATAAAGAGATACTAGACATAACAGAAGAAGAAGCTATGTACAATTTTTATGAGCAAATGATTGTAGGTGATACGGCAGACAATGTAAACTACTTTAAGGGTAAGGGTAAGAAGTATGCAGAAAAGCATTTTAAAGACTGCACAACAAAATATCAATACACTAGAAAACTATATGAATTATTTAAACTAGAATACAAAGGTAAAGCAAGACAGAAATACGCAGAGTGCTACCACCTTTTAAAATTAAGAACAGAATGAGGCAGTTTAAACCACTTAAAGGACAGAAACACCTTAAGCCATCAAACAAAAACCAAAAGGCAAGAAAGAAGCTACAAAGAGCAAGTAGAATAGAAGAACAAAGAAAGCCAAGAATAAAAAGAAATGGTGTACTAATAACAAAAGATATGAAAGACAAAATAGTTGAAGATTTAAAAAGAGAATTTGACATAAGAAGTTGTGTAGGTATAGACAAATACAAAACAACCTTACAAGACAATAACAAAGATGATTTCTTGCAGCACCTAAAAGAAGAACTAATGGATGCAGCTTTATACATACAAAAACTACAAAGCAGATGAATTACAATACAGTACCAACAATACTAGAAACACCAGAACAAGTAAGTGATTTACTTATTACTTTAACTGGCATAGATATATACAAACAAACAAGAAAAACTGAATACGTTGAGCATAGGGCTTTGCTTTGTCATATATTAAGAAACAAACTTGATATGAGATGGGTAAGTATATCTGACTTTATAATATCAAAAGGTAAATCATTTGATCACGCAACGGCAATACACGCAAACAAAATGTACCCATTGTACAAAAAAGATAGATTTGATTACTACGATAAATTAGAAAGTAACTTTATAGTTAAATCACAAATAGAGTATAGCCAGATATCAAAGTTAGAAGTAATACAAAAAAAGTATGCAACACTAGAAAAAGATTATTTCAAAGCAATAGAAAAGTTAAGCAACTACGATAGGCAATATTCAAGTGGTTACACACCAAATGAAAAGCAATACAGAGGTTTAGAAGAAGAACAAAAAGCTATGTATGATGAACGTGCAGCTTTAGTATTAAAGTCTTTTGAATGGAAACAAAACAATAGTGAGTATGAAATAATAAACTGTGCAACGTGATAAAAAAAGAATGGCTATTTATGCAAACACCAAAAGAGAAAGCATACCAATTAGTAAAAGAATTTTATGTGGAAACAACAACAAGCACAGAAGCAAAACAATGTGCTAAACTACATATAAGCCTTATACTAGAAAATGAAATAATAAAACCACATAACAACCAAGCAATAGAATACTATCAAGAAGTACTAAACGAAATAGAAAAGCTATGAAAATATTAAACCTATATGCTTGTTTGGGTGGAAACAGATACAAGTGGGATGAAGTTGCAGATGTAGATGTTACTGCGGTAGAATTAGATGCGGAACTTGCAAGACTATACCAAGAAAGATTTCCTAATGATAAAGTTATAGTTGCAGATGCACACCAGTACCTATTAGACCATTACCAAGAATATGATTTTATATGGTCATCACCACCTTGTCCAACACATAGCAGAGCAAGATATTGGGGCTTTGGTGCTAATGGCAAAAACCCAACATACCCAGATATGAAATTGTATCAAGAAATAATATTTTTACAACACCATTGTAAAGGTAAATATGTGGTTGAAAATGTAATACCATATTATGAACCAATGTTTAACCCTATTAAAAGAGATAGACATTTATATTGGACAAACTTTAAACTACCTAACAAATTAAGTGAAAGACATTTTGATGGTATGTCACAAGCAAAAAACGAAGTAGATAAATTATGTAAATTTCACGATTACGATTTTAGGAAATATAAAGGAAGCCAAGTATTAAATAAAATAGCAAGAAACTTGGTAGACTATGAAGCTGGTAAAACAATATTAGAAACAGCATTAGGAATAATAAGAAAATCAAATATAAAACAAACTGAATTATTTTAATATGAGCAAGAAACTAATACAAAAGCTACAACAACTATTTGACAAATTACCAAAGGGTAAAGAAAGAAAAGCAATAAGAGAAAGACTGTTAAAATTAAAGCTAAATAAAAACGTTGAGTAATTACGTTATATAATTGAATAAACAAATTTCTATCAAATGGATAAAAGAAAAAACAACGGTGGTAAAAGAGAGGGTGCTGGCAGACCAAAGAAAGCAGACGAACTTAAACTAATAGAAAAGTTAGATAACCTTATTGATAATGATGAGGTAATTAAAACACTAGGCAAACAGATCCTAAAAGGAGATAGTAAAGCTATGTCATTGTACTTTGGTTATAGATATGGTAAGCCTAAAGAGAGTGTAGATATAACATCTTCTGATGGTTTCAATATTAACTTTAATGATATTATCAAGTTTAAGTGATAGAAGTTGACCCAAAGTATAACCCTATCCAAACATCAGATGCCAGGTATTATATTGTAACTGGTGGTAGAGGTTCGGGTAAATCGTATTCTATAAACTTGTTATTGTTGTTGCTCACTTTTGAAGCTGGGCATACAATCTTATTTACTAGGTTTACATTATCATCTGCATACATATCTATTATACCAGAATTTATTGACAAGATAGAAACGCTTAACCTACAAAACGTTTTTCATATAACAAAAGATGAGATACGAAATAAGCTATCTGGTAGCAAGATAATCTTTAAGGGTATCAAGACATCAAGCGGTGATCAAACTGCCAACCTAAAGTCTTTAACTAATGTTAGCACGTGGGTAATGGATGAAGCAGAAGAACTACAAGATGAAAACATATTTGACAAGATAGATTTAAGTGTAAGAAACCTAAACCAAAAGAATAGGGTAATCTTAATTTTAAACCCAGTTACAAAAGAGCATTGGATATACAATAGGTTCTTTGAAGATAAAGGTGTACAAGCTGGAACAAACTCAACCAAAGGTAATACATCATATATACACACCACATATTTAGATAACATAGAAAATCTATCTAAAAGCTATTTAGAGCAAATAGAAAACATTAAGAAACGTAGACCAGAGAAATACAAACATCAAATGCTTGGTGGATGGTTGGCAAAGGCAGAGGGTGTAATATTTACTAACTGGAAGATAGGACAATTTAAAAAAGTAGGTGTAAGTGTGTTTGGTCAAGATTACGGTTTTGCATCAGATGAAAATACATTAGTAGAAACCAACATAGATGTGAACAACAAAATAATCTATTTAAAGGAATGCTTTTACTTAAAAGGTCTTACCACATCACAGATAGCTGAACTAAACCTTAAACACGCACAGAACCATCTTATAGTAGGCGATAGTGCTGAACCAAGATTACTACACGAACTGAAAGCAAAAGGCTGTAATGTAGTCAAAGCAATAAAAGGTCAAGGATCAATTACATACGGCATAGCCTTACTACAAGATTATGATTTGATTGTAGAAGAAAACAGTATAAACTTAATCAAAGAACTAAACAACTACTCCTGGTTAGAAAAAAAGTCTAAAACACCACAAGACAAATTCAACCACATCATTGATGCAATCAGATATGCAATCTCATATCAACTACAAAACCCAAACAGAGGTAATTACTTTATATCATAAAAGTTATTAAATTATTTGTTGGTATGTTATTTATTTGTATATTGCATTATATTAACTAACAAAAACAGATATGACAAACCAAGAAATTTTTTACAAAGGCATTGACAAGCTAGGCTTAACTGATAAACAAAAGCTAGATGTTAAGATACTAGCATTAGAATATGCACACCAAGAATACACTAAAGCTGCAAAGCTAGGTCACGATAGATTAATGGGTTATTTAGAAAAGCAATATGTATAGTAATTGTTGTGGTGCTGAAGCATCTTATTTAAGTGATGAATTATGTGGATCTTGTTTAGAACACGCAGTATTTAACGAAATAGAATAGATAAAACAGATATGAAAAAATTAATAAACAGAATTTTAGTAAAGAAAAGCATCAGACCATATAAGGTTGTACCTTTATCAACTGGTGTAATTGTAGAACATTACCGTAATGGTAAACTTAAAACAGAATATTATGGATTGGTATAGCCCACCCGAATACGCAGAATATGAATGCACAGAGTGTGGTGCTGAAATAGAAAAAGCTGGAGTTTGCTCTGGCACTTGTCACGAAGCAAGTATGATTTAGTTAAGTTGAGTTTTGTTTAAGAGGTGCATCAGAAATGGTGTACCTTTTTTTATTATATTTACCTTA